CATTCCTGCGGCACAAGCTACGCCTGAAATTACTCCAATGATGATGGAAATGTTGAAATTTGGTATAACAGCGTTTAAAGCTGGCAAAGGCCTTGAGGGACTTATTGACGAAACTGCCGACAAATTCCGCGAACAGGCTAAAGCTAAAGAAGGACAACCTAAACCGCCTAGCCCTGAAGAACAAAAGATGCAAATGCAATTACAGATTGAGCAAGCCAAGATGCAAGCCACGCAACAACAAGCACAACAATCTGCCCAACTTGAGCAACAAAAGATGCAGATGCAAATGCAACTTGAGAAGGCCAAGCAAGAGTATCAGGCCCAAGAGAATCAGCTTAAATTCCAATTGGAAGAACAGCGCAATCAGGCTGATGCACAAATGAAGATTGCTTCTGACCAAGCCAAGATGGAAATGGATATGAAGGTTGCCCAAATGAAGATGATGACAGAGCGCAATACCCAAGTATTATTGGCTCACATCAACAATGGCGCAAAGATTGAAGTTGCTAGAATTGGCGCAGATGAATCAACTGGCGAGCAATCTTATTTGACCGAAGAAGAATATGTAAAATCCCAAGAGCATCCATTACAACCTATTGCTAACGCTATTGGCCAAGGAAATCAGCAAATGGCGCAAGCAATTACGGCTTTAGTAGATACAATCAATAACCAACATAACCGCCCTAAAACGGTTATTCGCGGTCAAGACGGTAAAATAATTGGGGTTCAATAATGGCTATAACAGTCAAGCATAAATTTGTAAGTGCTATTCCCGATGCTGGTGACCCAACGATTGTCCAGCCATCAAATTGGAACGATGACCATGATTTAACAGGTGTAATTCCTATTGCCAATGGCGGTACTAATTCGACTGCTACGCCTACTGCTGGTGGGGTTGGATATGGTACAGGAACAGCTTTAGCTTATAGCTCTGCTGGCGGTTCAGGTCAATTCTTACAGTCAAATGGTACAGGCACTCCAGTTTGGGCAGATGTTATTTCTAATGCTGGTTCTGTTGGTTATTATGGTGCTTTTTACGATACTGCAGCCGCACAAACAGCGTCTAGCACAACAACTGCTTACCAAGTATTATGTGGCTCAACTGCCGCAAACAATGGCATTTCATTAGCTTCTAACGCTGTTACCTTTACCAACGCTGGTAAATATTTGTATGCGTTTAGTTTGCAAATAGCAAACCCTAATTCTTCTATTTCTACTGTTACTGTTTGGTTTAAAGTCAATGGAGTAGATTTACCTGATTCTGCTGGTACTTATGGTGTACCCGCAAAGCATGGCGCAACCAATGGTTTATCTATTGTCGGATGGGAACAATTATTAGTTCTTAACGCTGGCGATGTGGTTACTATGTACTGGCAAGCAGATGTGGCAGGAACTAGAATTGAAACATTGCCCGCTGGCACAAGTCCTGTATTACCTGAATCCCCAGCCGTTGCTATTAATGCTTATTCTTTGGCGCAAGTTGGCATTGGTTATTACAATGAAACTTCTGCAACTTCTACCACTATTGGCACAGGTAGCAAAACTTTTACAGTTACTATTCCAGTTACAAGCACAGCATTTACAGTCGGCACAAGAGTAAGAGTAGCTTACGCAGTAACGCCTAGCAACTTTATGGAAGGTGTCATAACAGCGTTTACCACTACTTCTATGACAGTCAATGTGGATGCCACAGGCGGTAGTGGAACTTATGCTAACTGGACTATTTCTGTAGCTGGTATTGCTGGTGCAAATAGTACAGTAGGTGGCTCTACTACTCAAATTCAATATAACAATGCTGGTAATTTTGGTGGAGTACCTTTACTGACATATAACGGCTCTACGCTGGCTATGACAGGCAGTACTATTGATTCTACAGTCATTGGTGGTACTACCCCTGCGGCTGGTACATTTACTACGCTTACAAGTTCAGGAACAGCAACATTAGCTAATGGTTCTACTACTTATGTAACCATTACTGGTGATGCTAGTTACCCAATGGTAAAAGCTACTGGTGGTACAAATACTCCATTAGTTCTATCTCCATTAGGTACAGGCGCACTACAAGCACAAAAGACTGACTCTACAGCAACAGGCGGTAACGCTAGAGGTGCTAATGCGGTTGATTGGCAGACTCAAAGAAACGCTGCTGCACAAGTAGCTTCAGGTTCACAATCTTTTATTGGCGGTGGTGGTTTCAATGTTGCTTCAAATCAATACTCTACTATTGTTGGTGGAACAGGCAATACTGCGGGTGGTTTTGCAGGAAGTATTGTAGGTGGCTCAAGTAATAATGCTGGTGGTTCTAGTTCTTTTATTGGAGGCGGTACAAGCAACACAGCTACTTCTGCTAATAATGGAATTGTTGCTGGACAATCTAATACTGCCGCTGGATATTTTAATTTTATTGGCGGTGGTTTTACAAACTCTGGTACTGCATCTGCCGCAGTAACTACCCAAGCAACCACAATAGCTGTAACTGCTGGCACTACTCTTTATTTAAGTGCAACCAACGCTAACATTAAAGTCGGGCAGTACATAACAGGCACAGGCGTAACAGCTAATACCTACGCAACATCTACAGTAACTACTGGTACTGCCGCAGTAATGAACACTTCTACCATTAGTGGAACAACGCTTACTGTAGGCTCTTTAGCATCAGGCACAATTATTGCTGGTATGGTTCTAACTGGTACTGGTGTAACTGCTGGTACTTATATCGTTAGTGGTGCTGGTAGTTCTTGGACAGTTTCTACATCACAGACTGTATCTTCTACAACAATTACTGGTACAGCCTATACATTCACAATCAGCCAAAATGCTACAACTACTGCTGGTATTACCTTGTCTTTCTATACTCCTCATGGGGTAGTAGTCGGTGGTGGTAATAACCAAGCAACAGGAGCATATAGCTTTATCGGTGGCGGTGGCGATGCTGGAACATTGGCTTTTAGAAACACAGCATCAGGGGACTGGGCTACTATTGCTGGCGGTAGACAAAACACAGTTTCTAGTACTTATGGAACAGTTATTGGTGGCACTTCTAACATTGTAAATACTGGTGCAGATTCCGCTACAATTATTGGTGGTTCAGGATGCTCTGTTTCTGCAAGTGCAACTTACGCTATAGCTGGTGGAAATACTTGTGCGGCTAATAACTTTGCTGCTATAGCTTTAGGTGGTAGGCAAAATATTGCAAGTGGTGGTGGTAGTACAGTAATTGGCGGAAGTAGAGGAACAACGAGGTCAATCAATGGAATGGTATCTTTACCAGCTTCTTATTTTCCCATTGCTGATGTTTCAGGTGTTCAACAGGCTTCTACTTTAATTTTAGGCAGACAAACCACCGATGCTACAGCTACAGTTCTTACAAGCGACACATCAGCCGCAGGAACAACCAATCAAGTAATCCTACCTAATAACTCTGCATACGCTTTTACTGCTACTGTTATCTCTACTGCTAACTTTGCATTAGCTACTACTGCTACTGCTGGTTCGGCAGGAACAGCTACTATTACCTTTGCAGCGCAAACTGTAGCACCATTTATTGTAGGTCAGACTATCGTAGTCGCTGGTGTAACTCCTACTGGCTATAACGGCACTTACACAGTAACAGCTTGTACAACTACTACAGTTCAGTACGCTAACGCTACAACAGGCGCACAAACAGTCGCAGGAACAGTAACAGCTACTTCTTTGACTAAAGCATGGAAGCTAGAAGGTTGCATTATGAGAACTTCTGCCGCAGCAGGTACACGCTTGGTAGGTTCAGTTACTTCTACAGTTTTAGCAACTGATACAGGCACAGCAGCATGGACAGCAGTAGCGGCAGCCGATACGACTAATGGTGGACTAAAGATTACCTTTACTGGTGCAGCAGCAACGACTATCAGAACTGTAGCGCAGGTTTCTACTGTAGAAGTAACCTACTAATTTTTAAAGGAGCATTAAAATGGCATTAACAATGACAGCAGTAAATCCAACAACAGGCGAAACTACTAATGTAGCCTACGCTAAAGTCACTAACTTTTATGGTACTAAAGACCAACTTCAAGTCCAAGTAGCGGTTTATGCTACTAAAGAGGCTAGGGAAAATAATCTTCAGACTATTAAAGATAACGCACACTATATCGGTGTTGCCGACCTACCAGCCAATACAGACCTGATGCCAGCTATTTACACAGTCTTAAAGACAATGGCTGAATATGAAGGCGCAGTAGACGCTTAATGTTTCAAACTGCGTTTCAACCCAATGCGTTTCAAAATAACGCATTTCAGATTGTCATTAAACCTTTAGGGGGAGATGATGGCGGTGGTTGGACAAAAGAAGAATTAAAAAGAATCCAAAAAATTCATCTAAAGATCGCGGAAAGACAGCGCAGGCTTGAACAAGCAACAAAAGACGCAAATACTTATCGTAAGCAAGCATTTAAAGATTTAATTGATCCTGTTGCAAAGGTTAAGCAATCTAAAGTACAATTAAAACAAGAGGTTAAAGCTGATATACCGTTAGCTGAAACAGAAGATTTACAACGGTCTATAAGCTACCTTGAAAAACAACGGGATAACATCCTTGCGGCAGTAGCTTACAGAAAACAACAAAATCTCATAAGAGATCAGTTGATATACATGGAAGCCAAACGCCTAGAGGAACTAGACGATGAGGAATCCATATTAATACTTCTGCACTAGACGCTGATAGCCAATATAAACTAGCCTACAAACATCTACACGCTGGCCGTTATGAGGCTGGATTTAGGCTTTTTGAATACCGTTGGCATCCTGATATTGTGGCCCAACAAGCTGTACCTTACGCTCCATCTTTAAAAATGCCTGTATGGAGAGGTGAAAGCCTATTGGGTAAGTCAATCACCGTACAGATGGAGCAAGGCTTTGGTGACATCCTTATGTTTGCTAGATTCTTGCCAGCATTAAAAGCTTTAGGAGCGTCTAAAGTCGTTGTTTTGCAAGAAGGTACACTACACCACCTTTTAGGGCAGATTGACGCTGTGGATGTATTTAGCAACGGATTAGAGGGTGTTGTGAATGAATCTGACTACTGGATTGGTTCAATGTCGCTTCCTTATTACATTTCTTTGTCCCATCCCCTTGTTAAATCGCTATTTCCCGTCACAAAAGACAAGATTGTGGGTTCAGAAGGCTATTTACACGCTATCCCAAGCAATATTCCGCCCAAGATCGGGGTAAATTGGGAAGCATCCAAGCAAACCTTGTACTACATCAAGTCGATTGCCCATGAGCATATGGCCGAAATGGTCGGTGATGACGCTTATAGCCTAAATCCTAACTCTGAAGGGCTATTTCACCCACTTCCTAATGACGGATGGAAGAAAAACTGGGTACAAACAGCTTCTCATATGAAAGCTATGAAGGGAATTGTGACTGTAGACACAGGAACTGCTCATTTAGCTGGTGCTTTAGGCGTAAAAACTATTGTTTTGTTACCTAAAGAAGAATTTGTGTGCTGGCGGTGGAAAAATGCCCGTTGGTACGATTCTGTAGTTACATTACGCCCACACGAATATGACCAAATACCCGATTTAATAAGGAGAATGTGATGCAATGCCCTAATTGTGGCTGGATAGCTAATAACCATGTAAAAGCTAAACAATCTGACGAAGAATTCTTTATAGAATGGTGGACACCTACTATTGGAGAGGAAGCCGCCAAGGCATCTTGGTTAGATAAGGTTGCTATGAAAACTAGGGTTGCCCCGATGGTGATGTCTGACATTGAAGGTCATATATCGATGGCTGATGGTACTTGGGTATCTTCCCGTTCAAAGCACAGAGAGAATTTAAAGCGCAATAACTGTATTGAATTAGGTAATGATGTGCCTACGCAACAAAAAATGCATGAATTTTCAAGAAAAGACCAAGAAGCCCGTAAGCGTCAAATTGCGGAAGTAGCCTACGCCAAATTAACATAAGGAGCATTACATGAGTGAAGAATTAGACCGTAGAGAAATGTTGGAAGCCGCATTAGAACAAGCCGAAGAAGGCACTTTAGAAGCACCAATCGAAAAGGAGATAGAAGAAAATGACGATCCAATCCAAGCCGAAAACGAAACTAGCACTCAAGAAAGCAACGACCGTGACGAAAAAGGTCGTTTCAAAGGTAAGTCGGAAGAAACCAGTAGCCAAGACGATACCGCTGAAGAACCTGAACTGGTGGCAGAAAATAGTTCTGAAACTGAAGTTGATGTAAAGCCATCGCGCCCAACTACATGGAAAAAAGAGTATGTAGAAATTTGGGACAAGATGGAAAAAGGGCAACAGCTAGAAAAGCAAGACTTTGTTAAGTTTGCTGAATATGCCAATCAACGCGAAGCTGAATACAAGCGTGGTGTATCTGCTTACAAAGCTGAAGCTGACAGCGCAAGACAATTAACCGAAGCAATTGGGCCTTATGTTCCTGAACTACAAGCGCAAGGAATTCACCCAGTAGCTTGGATTAATAATCTTGGTCGCGCGCACATGATTTTGTCTAAAGCACCGTACGACCAAAAAGTACAGATGTTTCATAGACTTGCACAAGATTATGGAATACAATTAGATAAAAATGCGATGCAAATGCCCGAACAGGCGTATGTAGACCCGTATCAACAACAGTTAATGCAACAACTTCAAGCTACACAGCAACAAGTTCAGCAACTGTCACAGATTCGGGAGCAAGAGGAAAATGCTCGATTGACCCAAGAAATCAGTCGAGTAAGCGGTAACAAGGTGGCTTTTCCGCACTTTGATATGGTTAGGGAAGATATGGCTCAATTACTTGAGCGAGGTTTAGCCCAAGACCTTGAATCGGCTTATGCAAAAGCTGTGCGTATGAACGATGAAGCTTACAAACTGGAACAGGAAAAACTCCTGAAGTCAGCAAGTAGTCAAGCATCTAAAGCACAACAAGTAGCAAAGGCTAAAGCAACTGCGGTTAGTCCGAAGTCCGTTACTCCTAGCGGTCAGGTGTCTAAAACAGAGGCAAAGGATAGACGCTCTGTGTTAATGGCTCAATTGTCAGAAGCAGAGAGTGGTCGGGTTTAACTTAATTTTATAAAGGATATATCATGGCATTCGCTAATAGCGCAATTACCGATATTATCGCTACAACCATTCAAAGCCGTAGCGGTGTATTGGCAGACAACTTGACACAAAACAATGCGATCCTTCAGCGTTTGAACGCTAAAGGTAATGTACAACCGTTTTCAGGTGGTAATGTGATTTTGCAAGAAATCATGTACAACGACCCAAATACCAATAACGCTAGTTCATATAGCGGTTACGAAGTATTGAACATCACCCCTGATAGCCCTATTTCTGCGGCTCAATTTTCAATCACCCAGTACGCAGATAGCGTAACAATGAGTGGTTTGGAAATGTTGCAGAACAGTTCTAAAGAAGCAATCATCGACCTGTTAGATGGCCGTATGCAAGTTTCCGAAGCCCGTTTGTTAAACCGTATTTCAGGTGACATCTATGGTGACGGTACAGGTAATGGCGGTAAGAACATTACTGGTTTGGCTGCTGCTGTTTCTACTTCACCTACAAGCGGTACTTATGGTGGTATTAACCGTGCTAACTGGACTTTTTGGCAGAACCAAGCGACTACTGGTGTAACTGGTTACGCTAACATTCAAGCCAAAATGACTGACGCAGCTATCAAGTCTGTTCGCGGAACTGATAAAGTTGACACAATCGTTGCTGGTAACACTTTCTACTCATACTATGTTCAATCCTTACAAGCTATTCAGCGTATCGCTGGTGTAGACGAAGGTGCGGCTGGTTTTGCTAGTTTGAAGTTCTACGGTGGCGGTATGTCTGCTGATGTGATCTTGGGTGGCGGTTATGGCGCACAAGAAACCGCAACTTATATGTATTTGTTGAACACAAATTACTTATTCTTGCGCCCACATAAAGAGCGTAATTTCGTTCCTATCGGTGGCGAGCGTCAATCGATCAATCAAGACGCGATCGTAAAATTGTATGGCTGGGCGGGCAATTTAACTTGCTCCAACTCATTCCTACAAGGCGTGTTGACAACTTAATCCATTGATTAGAAAAGGAAATTTATCATGGCATATACCGTTCTCCCCATCGCTGGCGTGGATTTGGCTAATACAGCACAAACAAATCCTAACTCCGCTGGCACAGCAATTGCAACATTTGGCCCTTTAGGTGCTGAAACTTTCGGTAGCGATGGCTTCCGTTATGTTTTTGCCCAAGCCGCAACAGCAATTGGCGCATCAACCGCTACTTGCGTAATCAACGCATCTACATTCCAAACAACTTTGGGTGTAGGTACATACTTGTCAGGTGCTTCTATGGCATCAGGCGATTATGGCTGGTTTAGCAAGGCTAGTGTTTAATAGCAATTTGTAGTAAAAACGAAGGGTTACCTCAAAAGGGTAGCCCTTTTTTTCTTTAATCGTTTTACCCTTAATACCTTGAGGAGATTTAAAAATGGCTTTACCAAGCGATGAGCATAATGCAGATTCCCGATTACAAGTACGCTTTTACAAGCGCGCTATAAAACAGGAAGATGCTTCTAACGAAGCTGGCAGACCGATATTCAAAGAATTTGATTTTGTCCATATCTGCGTTGCTGGCGATACTTTAACCGAAATTGATACTTATGCACTAGAAAACCATAAACAGCGTTTTCCGCTACATTGGTCGGCATATCAAAACAAACTAGGTGCTGATGATGCTGGATATGAAGGAACTCCCTTAACAGAGTGGCCTTTAGTATCAAAGTCACAGGCAGAAGAACTCCGTGCAATGAAGTTTCACACGGTAGAAGCAATAGCAGGCGCATCGGATCAACAGCTACAACGCATTGGAATGGCAGCAGGAATGTCACCCTATGCGTTTCGCGATAAAGCAAAGGCATTTTTAAATTTAGCCACAGCATCGGCAGAAACTGACAAGCGTGAACAAGAATTAAACGCATTACGCGAAGAACTTGCCAAAAAAGACCAAGAAACTGCTAAAATAAAGGCAGAAACAGATGCGAAGATGGCCTTAATGCAGGAACAAATGGCCACTATACTTGCCGCTGTTGGTGAAAAGAAACCCCGTAAATCAAAAACGGTAGCCACAGAGGAAGCTTAATATGTCATACAATCTGCTCGAATTAGTACAGCAAGTCACCGCTGAACTTAACCTAGCTGTACCTACATTTGTAGCTGGAAACACTAGCCAAGATGTGCAGCAAATTCTTGCGTTAATGAATCGCGCTGGATATGACTTGGTAAAAGAGCATGATTGGCAAGCATTAGAGCTTGAGTATCGCTTTTATACAACTGCTGTAACTACGACCTGTAATACTGTTGATCAATCTTATATATTAAGTAACATTCCCAGTACTACAGGTCTAGATAATACTTATTCCATCGTAGGAACAAGTATTCCGCAAGATACTTACATTGATACAGTTACTAACAGCACTAGTCTAGTAACTACCCAGTTAGCTTCAGCAACTTCTACAGGCGGTTCTGTTACTTTTAGTAAAACTATTTACGATTTACCGCCTGACTACGAAACCATTACAGACAACACCCATTGGGACAAAACAAAGCATTGGCAGATGCTTGGCCCAGTAGATGCACAGCAATGGCAATGGCTAAAGTCGGGTTATATCTCAACAGGGCCTAGAGTCCGTTGGCGTATCCTTGGCAATACATTTCAAATTTGGCCACCCTACAATACCCAAGAATATCTAGGGTTTGAGTACCGTTCTAGGGGTTTTGTCAGAAGCGCGTCAGGCGAAGTTAAGAACAGCTTTACAGCTGACACAGACACAACTGTATTGGATGATGCTGTAATTGTATTGTTGACTAAACTTAAATATTTTCAAATTAAGTCGTTTGATACTACAGCCTTAAATCAAGATTATATGCGTTATTTAAACATCGCCAAGGCTAATGACAAGGGTTCTGCCACATTGTCCTTTGCTCCGCAACCTAGCGCAGTCCTTATCGGTTGGGCAAATATTCCTGATACTGGCTATGGGTCATAATTATGGCTCAAGCACAAGGTAGAAATGCAGTAACAACATCGTTATCATCCCCTATTGGTGGATGGAACGCTAGGGATTCTTTGGCAGATATGCCACCTTTGGATGCGGTTCAAATGGTCAATTTTTGGCCTACAACAACCGATGTCCAATTGCGTAAAGGGTATACAAAGCTTTCAACGGGAATTACTGGCAAAGTCTACACAATTATTAATTACCCGTACAACAATTCGCGTGGTTATAAACTTTTTGCTTTTGCAGAAACAAAAATTTACGATGCCACAAATGACCCTGCAACTGTAGTATTTACTGGCTTATCTAACGCCAAATGGCAATATGTCAATATTTCTACTTCTGGTGGTGATTTTATCATTGCTTGTAACGGTGTTGACCCTACCCTGATTTATGATGGCACTTCATGGGCGTTTATGGCAACAACGCAGACTGCCCAAACTATTAGCAGTATCACTAGGGGCGGTACAGGAAATTTAACAGCTACGCTTACTACTGCCGCGCCCCATAACCTAATAACAGGTAACAGGATTACCGTTTCGGGGGCTACCCCTACACAATTTAATGGTACTTTTGTCATTACCAAAACAGGTGCAAATACCTTTACCTACACGATGGCATCTGCCCCTAGTGGCAATGCTTCTGTGGTTGGAACTTACACAATAACAGGCATAACAGGCGTAAACAGCAACACATTTGTTAATGTTAATTTGTTTAAAAACCGTTTATATTTTTGTAAAAACAACAGTTTAAGTTTTTATTATTTAGATGTTCAATCTATATCAGGCGCAGCTACAGAATTTTCTTTAGGTGCTTTTTTCCGCAATGGCGGTTATTTGCAAGCAATGGGTACATGGACACTTGACGCTGGTTATGGTGTTGATGACTTTGCTGTGTATGTGACTAGCATGGGCGAAATTCTTGTTTATCAGGGATTTAACCCTAGCGACACTAATAACTGGACTATGAAAGGTCTTTGGCAAATGGGCCAAACCTTTAGCCGTAGATGTTTCTTTAAATGGGGCGGTGATCTATTACTACTAACGCAAGATGGATTAGTTCCTTTAACTTCTGCCCTTCAATCTGACCGCCTTGATCCCCGTATTAATCTGACAGATAAGATTTACTACGCTGTTTCTGTTGCCGCATCTAATTTTTCACAAAATTTTGGTTGGCAAATTAATTATTTAGCTGCTGAAAATATGCTTATTTTGTCCATTCCTGTGGATGGTGGAATGGAGCAGTATGTAATGAACACAATTAGCAAAGCTTGGGCGCGATTTACTAACATAGAAGCTTATTGCTTTGCTGTTTCGGGCGATCAGGATATGCATTTTGGTGGCGATGGCTATGTAGGCAGATTCTTTTATACCAATACTGACGATATAAACAATATTGTAGGAAATTGCCAACAAGCGTACAGTTATTTTGATAGTCGTGGTCAATTAAAGCGTTTTACCCTAATTCGCCCTATTATTCAAACAGATAACGGCACTCCTACGGTTTTATGCGGTATTTCAACAGATTTTGATACCGTGCCATTAACCAATCAAATTAGTTATAACCCAGCCCTTTTAAATGTGGCTAAATGGGATGTAGCCAAATGGGATGTGGCAAGTTGGGGCGGTTTATTAACAACTACTAAAAATTGGCAAGGTGTAACAGGAACAGGTTTTGCAGCATCCGTTAATATAAATGTGGCATCGCAAGGAATAGACTTTCATTGGGCATCTACCGATTATGTAATGGAACGAGGGGGTGTCTTGTAAATGATTGTGGTTGCAAATACATTGGAATTAAAAGATATTGCAAATAAAATATTACTTAATGAAATTGGAGTGCAACCTTGCGGAGATTTACAAGCAATTTTTTGGGCAAATAAAGAGAATCAAGTTGAATGGGTAGTGGGATATACAGCTTTTATAGGCAAAACTTGTCAAATGCACATGGTAAACCTAAAAGGTGGCTATACCCCTAAAGAATTGTTAAAATCAGCTTTTGATTATCCATTTAAGCAATGTGGTCTTAAAAAGGTTTTTGGAATAGTAAATAGCAATAATGTAAAAGCTATGGAATATGACAAAAAACTAGGTTTTAAAGAAGTAAATCGTTTTGTAGAGATGCACGATGATAATGGCGATATAGTAGTTTTTGAAATGGATGAAGCTAATTGCAGATGGATTAGGGAGCGTAAAAAATGAGTATATTAAGAAGCAAACATAGTGGTTGGACTTGGGAAGGCAAACGCACTCCATTTGGCGGTGGCAAAGGTTCAGCCCCACCAGCCCCCGACTATACAGCAGCCGCAAAAGAAACAGCGGCAGGCAACCTTGATGCAGCAAGAGCCGCTACTGCGGCAAATCGGGTAAATCAAGTAACGCCTTATGGCAATTTAAACTACACAATTAACGGTGCTGACCCTTACGGAAACCCTACATGGACAGCAACACAAACCCTAGCTCCTGATCAACAAAAATTATTAGATATTCAAAATCAAACCAGTCTTGGTTTGGGTAATTTAGCTGGTCAAGGCCTTGGGTATGTTCAAGATATGCTTTCTAAACCGTTTGACACAAGTGGTTTGCCACAAACAGGTTTTAATGCAGGTCAGAATTACCAAGATGCCTATATGCAACGCCTTTCACCGCAAATTAATCAACAGCGTGAATTGTTAAACAATCAATTGTCTAATTCAGGCATTCCTGTAGGTTCTGAAGCGTGGAATCGCGCTCAAATGAATCAAGGTCAAAAAGAAAATGACTTACTTGCCGCAGCAACTACGCAAGGATTTAATACTGGTTTGGCTGCAAATCAGCAAGGATTTCAACAACTTGGGTATATGCGGAATGAACCAATCAATACTTTAAATGCGGTTCGTACTGGTTCACAAGTAACTAGCCCTAATTTTATAAATAACATCGCACAACAAGCTACCACTCAAGGTGCTGACTTATTGGGCGCGGCTCAAATGCAACAAAATGCTTCTCAAGCGGCTTCTAACGCTTCTAATGCTTCTTCTAGCAATTTAACAAGTGGATTAATGGGTCTTGGTGGTGCGGCAATGATGGCGTTTTAATGACCCCAGTAAATGAAAGTGCATGGTCATATTTTGGTGAGCCTAGCGTAGCAATATGGGAAAACGATGAATATAAGGTTTATTCGTTTGAAGATGGAATTTCGTTACGGCTTGATATTAGTAGAAAAGATGGTAAAGATGGAATAAAATGGGATGACTTGCAACAAATTAAAGCCGATTGTGGATTTAGTCATTGTGATGCTGTCGAGTTTTTCCCTTCTGAAGTTGATGTTATTAACACAGGAAACTGGCGGCACTTATATGTTTTTTTTGACAAACTACCTTTAATTAGACGATTATGATAATTCCAAACAATCCATACATTCAGCAAGCGCAAGGTTTAGACCAACAAGGTTTAGCTCCTGTATATCAAAATATTGCACAGCAACAAGCTACGCAAAATGCGGCTTTAGCTCAACAAAATCAATTAGTTAATCAAGCTGGTCAAAAACAACAGGGTGGCATAAACCCTATGGCAATGGCTATGGCATTGCGTAAAGATGGTGGCGTAACCCCATTACAAAACGCACAAGCGTTTATTAATTCTAAATTTGGTCGTGATCCATTGCAAGCTGATACTGGCGATGCTGCCAATACTGCTCAACAATATTACGGTAATACATATAATCCTGATGCAGGATGGAGTTCATAATGGCAGATGCAATAAATCTAGGTCAAGCAGGTACATTAAGTCCTGAAGATTATGCTCAACAGCAAGCATTAAACCGCCAACAACAAATGGCAAATTTGCTTATGCAAAATACTGCCCAGCCACAAGGTCAAATGATTAGTGGTCGTTATGTAGCACCTTCTTGGGCGCAACAATTAGTGCCTATGGCCAATATTGCAGCTTCTAAATACATTGGCGAAAAAGCAGATACAGATACTGCTAAATTGGCACAAGCTATTAGAGGTAAACAACAAGAATCTGTGCAAAATTATATGCAAGCACTTAATCCACAGCAAACTGAATTGGCAGGGCCAACACCAAATGGTACGCCTTTACAAACCGTTAATCAACCTGATTATAGGAAAGCATTTCAAGCAGCGACAAGCCCTTATGCGCCTGCTCCATTGCAATCTGCTGGGTACGAAATGCTTAAACCTAGAACCCTTAAAAAAGGTGAAATTGAAACAACGCTTGATTTTAATACTGGAGAGCGTAGGCCAATTGGTCAAGGTATGCCTGATTTGCCTGCTGGCATGGAATCTGCACAAATAGCACTTGGTTTGCCACAAAATCCTGCTACATGGACACCTGCACAAAGACAAGCCGCTTCTAATTATGAAATTGGATTAAAACGGGCTAATGCAAATCAAAATACCATTAATATGCCACCAGTCGAAAGTGCTTACAATGCCGCATTTGGTAAAGGTGTTGCAGAACAAGATTTGACATTAAAGGGTATTGCTGAAGGTGCTAAAACAACCGTTGAAAATATTGCAAGACAAAAAGAAATTCTTGATAGCGGCAAATTCTTTAGCGGTAAAGCGGCTAATATTCAAAATGAATTGGCTAACTACGGTACTGCCCTTGGCATTACTGGAAAAGATGGTCAAGAAAAAGCGGCAAACACACAAAGTCTTATTAGCGGTGGTGCTGGCATAACATTAGATTCTATTAAAGGATCAGGATTAGGCGCAGGTCAAGGATTTACTGATAAAGATTTACGATTCCTTGAGGATGCTAAATCGTTTAAGATTGTTTGGAATAAAGAAAACATTGCTAGGGTTCTTGATTTGCAAGAAAGAGCCGCTATCGAAGGTGCTAAAAAATGGAATAGCCGTCATAGTCAAATTCAAAAGACAGCTACTGGCCCTATTAATGTTGGCCCTGTTGATGTTCCAAAACCATATAGCGGTCAAGTTAAATATTTAGGGCCTGAACAATAATGGCTGAAACATTTGTTGCTAAAGTACAGCTTCCTGACGGCAATATAGGCCGTTTTGAAGTGCCTGTTGGCATGAAACCTGCTGACATTGAAGAACAAGCTTTAAGTGCTTACATGGCGCAAGGGCGTACTCAAAGTCTTTTAGCACCCAAAACAACCGAAAAAAGTACACCTAAAGTATTGGCTCAAAGCGCAGGAAAAGCTGTAGCTAATATTGGTGACATTATTGCTGGCGCGCCTGAAAATTATAAGCGTTTAGGTCAGTACGCTTTAGGAAAGATGCAAGGACAAGAAGTTGAAGCACCAAGAGCGTCTACCCCATTAACTAATTATTTGGTTAAACACGGCATTTTTACCCCACAAAACGAACCTAATACCCCAGTAGGGAACATTGCTGATTTTGCTATACAAGTTGCTCCTGCTGTTGCTAGGGGCGATGTTGGTTCTATTCCATCGTTTGCTAAAGCTATGGGCAAAAATCTTGCCGCAGGTACGGCAGGCGGTAGCGCAATAGAATTAGCTAAATCTTCAGGTATTGAAAATCCTTTTGCCCAGTTTGCTATAGGCGCAGGAACAATGGGCGCGGCTCAAGTTCCTTTTGCGTTGCGTCATACTGCCGCTAGTGTAGCTAACGAAGCTACTCGTAATGTATCGGCACAGCAAATGAAGATGGCTGATGACTTGGTAAAAGAATCTTATCGTCTAGGATCACCAATTACGGGCGCAGAAGCTTTGGCAAAGGTAACTGGTGCTAGTCCATTAACAGCAGTTCAGCGCGTTGTAGAGAACCTTCCACAGAGTTCTGAAACAATGGCTAGTTTTATGGCTCAAAGGCCACAAGCTAATGAGCAAATGGTCGCTAATGCTTTGCGTAATATTAGCCCTAATCAGCCTACATCACAAACCCCAGTAGCGTTACAACAAGCTGGTCAACAAGTTGTGCGTGGTGCTGAACAAGGTGTTACAGCAAATGTAAACCCAATTTATCAACAAGGCATGGCAGAAATGCGTAATATTTCTGCTAACAAAGCATTGCCTGTACTGCCTGCTGAAGTTACTGCTTTAAGGAAAAATTCAGCCATTGAGGATGCAATTAATCATGTTGTAAATGATTCGTATTCGGGCGTTAAAGGTCTTTCTGCTAACGATCCTAGAACATTAAACGCGGCAAAGATTTACCTTGATGCCCAATACAAAAACTTTTCTAAAGCAATTTCTTCTAGCGAAGATAAGGCAAAAGCTGGTAATGCTTGGGGCGCAAGTCGTGAATTAGACCAATTTTTGTCATCCAAATCGCCTATCTATGCTCAAGGTAGCAAAAACTACGAAACAGCTTACAAGACGCAAATTGAACCATTACGGGCTGGGCCAGTAGGTCAAATTGCTGAAGGTAAAGTTGGCCAAGAAACATTGATGCCTAACAAACCTGTTTCTTTATACCCTACTGACATCAAGCGTACTGTTGAATTATTGCGTAGAAAAGACCCTGCGGTTGTTCCTGAATGGACACGCCAACAATTAGAGGGAATATTTAACGAAACTGCACAAAACTTACAAAATGGGCCAAACCAGTTTGGTGGTGCTAAATTTGCGTCTACCATTCAAGGTAATAAGCAACAAAAGGCTAACTTACAAACATTAATTCAAGAATCCGCTGGTGTACAAGCATATCAAGGTTTTGAGCGTGTTTTAAACAACCTTGAAGCACAAGGCACAAGACAAGGCGCAGGTTCAGCTACATCGTTTAATAATCAATTTCAGCGTGAATTGTCTGAAGGTGGCCCATTAGCTGCGGCAAAGTTAGTATTTAAACCATCTGAAGTTGCTACAAAATATGAACAATTCCAATTAGGCAAAAACGCTAATAAATTAGCTAATATGTTAACAAATGAAGATTCTATTAAACAATTAGAAGAATTAGCAAGAACCAAGCCTAATACAGCAAAAGAGCGTTTATTAGTAAACAGTATTGTTGGCGGTTATGTAGCACAAAAACCTGAAATGACAGAGGAATCAAAATGAGTAGAAACGGATCGGGGATTTACACTCTCCCAACTGGTAACCCAGTAGTTACAAATACCATAATTAGCTCTACATGGGCTAATTCAACGCTAACAGATATTGGTAGTGCTTTAACTGGTTCTGTGGCAGCGGATGGTCAAACACCGATGACTGGCCCATTAAACTTAAATAACAATAAGATTACTAATCTTACTGCTGGAACTGTTGCTGGTGATGCTGTTGAATATAGCCAATTAGCTACTTATTTATCAAATCCAGTAGCAATTACTGGCGGCACAATAAACAACACAATTATTGGTGGCACAACCCCTGTGGCTGGTACATTTACTACGATTACAGGAACAAGTGTAACGGGTACATCATTTGATACCACCAATTTTCATATTTCTGAAAGTGGTGGAAAATTGCTTTTTAAATATGGAACAACCACCATTGCTTCATTAGATTCTTCAGGAAATCTTATTGTTAAAGCCAACATAACTGCATACGGAACTCCATAATGAAGAATGGCATAGACTTTGTTTATGAATATTCTGATTTAAACCTTTTTCAAACAAGGGTAAAAGTTCTTACTGGTAGATACAGAGGACTTATTCTAGAGTTTGGTGGGTCTGTTCTTTCCCAAAAAGGTGATGAAAACTCGTTTACTTTTGACTATACACTATATGAAATACCTGAACAATTAGCTTGTTACCAGTTGCGTGGTACAAAAGAGTTTGAAGAATTTTTGGCTTATTTACTTGTTGATGTTATTAATGCAAGAAATAAAGATAAAAACGAAAAACAAAAACTTAATGAAGCGGCTAGTGCTAAAGGAAAAACTACTGCAGATATTAAAATTGCTGATTTTTGGTATCCAAAGTTAAAAAAACAACCAATAGCACAAGGCTTACAGGACTTATAACATGACATTAAATTCATCGGGTCCAATAAGTTTAGGCGGTGCTACTGTTGGTCAATCAGTTAATTTAGAACTAGGATTTTCTGCAACTGCCACCATTGCAATGAATACGACTGCAGTAAGAACATTAGCTGGATTTCCAACTGCTGGAACGCAGTATTCCATGTCTGATTTCTATGGTAAATCTAATAGAGCGGTAATTAGCTATACATTTACAACAAGCACAGTAAATGCTTCATTAAATGTAAGCACTATTGGCGGATATGCGGCTGGAACTTCAGATATTACTGTTACTGTTAATAGTAGCATTTATTTGTGGGCTAATAGTACAGGAAATTATGGATTAAATCTTACTGGAGCAACTACTGGCGATACTGTAACGCTTGTAAACAATGGTTATGTTATGGGCCAAGGGGGAACTGGTGCTGGAACTAATAGCGCTTCTGCTACAACTGGCGGTCCCAGCTTAAATGTTGGAGTTGGTGTAAATATTACAGTTACAAATACTAGCGGTTATATTGGTGGCGGTGGCGGTGCTGGCGGTAGATGGGCAGCCGGCTCTACAACTGGTGGCGGTGGCGGTGCTGGCGGTGGAAATGGCGGTGGTTATTATGATTGTTGTGGCCCATCATGCGGACCAGGTGGTACTGGTGGTTCAATAGGAAATGGTGGAAATTCTGGTGGAAGCCTTGCTGGAAACGGGGGCGGAAGAATTATGCCGGGAACAGACCAAAGCAACCAAGCCGGTGGAAATGGTGGAAATACCGGGCCAAATGGCGGCGGTGCTGGAAACGCTGGTGGTAGTGGCGCCCCTTATGGCGGTGGCGGCGGCGGTGGTTATGGTGCTAGTGGCGGAAGTGGTGGATCAACTGGTGGTGCCGCTGGCGGAAAAGCCGTTAATTTAAACGGAAAAACTATTACTTGGACTGGTGGTTCTGCTAGTTCTTCCCGTGCTTATGGAGCCGTATCGTGATATATAACGTACCTAATTTTATTACTGAATTACCTATGTATGTATGCCCAAATCAAGAAACTATTGATTCAGGAATTGCATTTAAATATCAAGGCACTTTTGTTATTGGCACAGAAGATGACGCTAATTTAGCGCTTAATATGTCACGTCAAGAGTATTTACCAACCGTGCTAAATCAATTTACTGTTAATAAAGATATTAATTCTGATCCTATTGATACAACATGGGTAAATTGTGATTTAAATATAGAGCCGCCAAATACAGATATTGATTACAATGTTTTTGACCCTAAAGATGGTATATATAATTTAGCTATTGGTTTGGATAATGCTAAAAATTTATTAGAACAAACAAAACAAAAGTATTTAAATTGGGCAATCCAAATTATTTCTTTTGATAAATTTGAACGTTTGCCTAAACCTATTATTTCTACTGGACTACAATCATTATGAGCCAAGTAATTCGGTTAGAGCCAGCTCATTCTTTTGTTTATGATGGGGCAAAAATAAATGTATTTCATGCTGATAAAGGTGAAGGACTACCACGACACGAACATACTTTTGCCCACGCTACAATGTGTCATTCAGGCTCTTGTTGGGTTCGTAAAGAAGGTAAAGAAATACTAATAACCAAAGAAACTCAACCAATCAATTTAGTAGCTAATGAATGGCATGAAATTGAAGCTGCAGAAGATGGAACTGTTTTTGTAAATGTTTTTGCTGAAAATAAATATTAATTGAGAAAATTATGTCTTTTGAAATCGACCCCGTTAAATACGGACAGCTTTGGGAAAAAGTTGACCAACAAACCGCCAAGATAGATAAGCTAGAAGCTGGCATGGAAGAATTGCTTGCTTTGGCCAACAAAGGTAGGGGCGGTTTTTGGGTAGGCATTATGGTAGTTTCAGCTTTTTCTACATTAATTGGTTGGGCAATTCATTGGGTTACGGGTAAATGATTTTAGAAACCATCATTGGTGCGTTAGTCCCTGTAGGAATTGATGGTATTAAAAGCCTAATTGGAATGTTTACAGGTGGGGTAAAACCTATATCTGTTGATGAGCAAATAAAGCTAGACCAAAACGACATAGCAAAGTTAGAAGCCATTGCTAAACTAGATAATCCTTATGGGCAACCTAGTCAATGGGTAATCGATTTAAGAGCCTCTAGTCGCTATTTAGGGGCTTTGTTTGTCATTGTGGTAGGCATCGGTACTTTATTCTTGCCAGTAGCCCCTGAAATACAAAGAATAGGCATAGAAGCAGCCAACATTGCTTTTGGATTCTTGTTCGGTACTCGCATTATGGCTAACCTTAAAAAATGACATTAGAGCAGTTAGACAAATTAGGTATAGATCACAAATGGCTTGATCCCCTAAACGAAACATTTGCCAAGTACGAAATAAATACTCCCAAAAGACAAGTTTGTTTTATCGGTCAATGTATGCACGAATCAGGCGGTTTTAAGAATTTAACGGAAAACTTAAACTATTCTGCCAAGGGCCTAATGAATACTTGGCCCAGTCGCTTTCCCAACCTAGAAACCGCAGAAAAGTACGCGCATAATCCCGTCAAAATTGCGTCAAAAGTATACGCAGGTAGGATGGGAAACCTTACACCTGAAGATGCTGGCAAGTACATTGGGCGCGGATTAATACAACTTACGGGTAGGGAAAATTATGCAAACTGCGGACTTGGTTTGGGTGTGGATTTTATCGGGAATCCTGATTGGCTGGCTACTCCTAAATATGCGGCTTTAAGTGCAGGCTGGTACTGGCACAAGAAAAACCTTAATGCGCTGGTCGATGATATAGAAACTATGACCAAACGCATTAACGGTGGGCTTATTGGCCTTGATGACCGTAAAGCCAAAATTAATATGGTTTTAAACGCGATTAGCTGATAGTTTTCCAAAAGCTGTATGCAAACACAGTTAAAAACAATAAAGCCCCACAAAACGCACCAAACCCGTCAAAATCAGACGATTCGGGTCTTTGTAAGGCACTAGCATAGTCGGCATCTTTGAACGCTTCTGACGCTGTTCTGTAGGTTTTGCCGACCATTCCCTTTGATCTTGTACTCATTGCAATACCCTCACGCTTGGTACGGTTGGTGGGCTAGGCGGTACGCTATAACCTGTAGTTCCTACTACGCCTGTGGTGTAACCGCTAGGGGTGCTAAATACAACCTGATTAGGGTAGATTGTGGCCGTTTGGGTTGTGTAACCCATCGGGTTTACAAACTGGGCTGTATTGCCCTGTATTTGAACCGTACCCACATTGTAGCCACGCGCATCGGTCATAGGATAGGTCTGCGCTTTAGCTGTGCCGTAGGCAAACATACAACCCAATAAAGCGCCCAGTAAACAAGCTCCAATAAAGTCTTTCATATTAAATCTCCAAGTTGTTCGCGTGTATAACCGTTGCAATTACTAGCATTTTTTAATTTTTCAATTTCTGCAACTGCTTCTTCATAAGTTTTTGCCCAGCCTGATAACTGACCCCTTGGTGTTATTTGCTTGTAGCCAAATGATTTGCCAAAAGAAGGGGTAATTTCGTATATTGCTAAACCACGAAAAAAATCAATTGCATGATTAAAAGCTGAATGTGCCATTGAATCATCGTTTTGAATACGACTGGTGCGTTGTGCTGTTGTTTCCATTTGTTTCTCCTATCTCACTCGGTATTGAGTAATGCTAGTATACATTAAGACAGCTTAACTATGTCAACACTTTTTTAGTAAGGAAAACCCTAGGTATATCCTAAAAAGATATAAATTGCACACAAACTGTCATATATCAAACTGTACAGAAAAATGTACAACACCCCTTTTTGTACCCAATTACACCCATAAATTTTGCGCCCTATAAATGAATCATTAATGGACTTATGGATTTATTTGTAAACCATTTTGTACAAAACCCGACAATTTGTAACAAATATGTTAATAAAGGCTGTATTTGGCAGTTACCATCAATGGGCGAGAAAGCCGCAAAATTACCCAATTACTGCATCCTACAATGACGGCTTAACGCCCTAAAGAAGTTGGGGTACTTGCTTCTTTACGCTTTCCCCCGTTCCCGTGAAGGAATTAAAGATTGTTTTTGATCTGATAGACCCGTAACAAGTGTTGGAAGCACTCCCAGCCATTTTGTAGCTTGGATTCTTCCACTTCTACCAATTTTACTTGGTTTGTAGTGCCGTTGACAAATAGGATAGCACAGCGCGCGTTGGGCAAGTTTAGGCCTTCGCGATAGCTCGCTAGTTGTAACTCATGCTCAAAATATACCTCAACTTTGTCTAAATCGGTATCCTTGGTTTTGAAGTCAACAATGTAGCCTGTACCCTGACCGTTGACAGGTTTAGCCATCAAATCGCATTTGCCACCAAACCCTAGCGGATGCCCAAAAGACTTCTCTGCAAGCCAAGGTTGATCCCCAAAATGATGCTTTAGTACATCATCTATCGCATCAAGGTAGGCTGGCTTGACAGGCATATACACCTGTTCAAAATAACTTTCAATAATGGCGTGGATAGCAGTACCGCGTTCCGCAGCTTCCCTACCAGTAGCACGGCTGTCTTGCATAACGCGCTTTAGCCACTCCTGTTCGAATTCGTTTACTTCTCTAGGCAAAGTCAAGGCTGCAAGTAAGACCTGTTGCAACTTCCAGTTAGTAAGGCCTGCCTTGTCCAAGACATTGATGATTGTAGTAACTGACGGTAAAAGACCTTCTTTTCGCGCATCACGCAAGGTTGTAGGCCTTTCCCCAGTTTTACCAATGGTTGTATAGGCAGGTGTTCCCTGACGGGTATACCAATGGCCACTTTCTTGTTGTTTGTCTTTAATTATCATCAGAAGGGGATATCCTTCAAATCGTCATCTTCTAACTTTGGCGCATCAGCATCACGCTGTTTTTGGCCACGCCATTCACTACTTTCGGTAATCTTTTCTTTGTAGTATTTTGGCAACGCATCGTAATCTTCTTGCTTGTAGTCCTGTAACCAAAAGATTTTAGTAGGGTTAATGCCTTCAGGCTGGGCCGCGCGCAAGGCTGACGGTACAGGGCTAATACCGCTGATGTTAGCGTACTTGCCATCTTCTGAATGAGTGATGTTGACCATACAAAACTTACCCAACAAGTTCTTGAGGTCAAAGTTTTTTCTGTCCTCTGCACTCATTTTTTTGTTAGACCAGCTTTCAAGGTCTTGACGCAATCGCGCTTGATCCCCAAGGCTTACGGTATAGCGTTTAGACACAATTAAAGGCTTCTTATCGTCTGTTTGTAATGGAAGTCCTGCATCGTCATCGCCATGCAACTCCCAAGTCAGCACAACTTTGTGCATAATCTTGGATTCGCCAGCCCATTCTACGGATTGGTGGCCCAAATCAATAATGCTATACAAGCGCGCCATATGAAGCCCTGCTGGGGCTATTTTAAATTCTTTACTGTTATCTGAAATAATCATTATGCGTTCCTAAAAATATTTGAAAAGTCATCAAAGACTGCTTTTAATACTGGGTTTGGTCTTATTGGGGCAGGTAAACCACAGGCGTAACGAAGGTCACCGATTTCATCGGCAGTTAGCATCATTCCGTCATCGAGGTCTTTAAAGATGCGTTCCAAATGTTCTTGGAAGCTATTGAAGTCTTGATCTTGCTCACTCATACGAGTTCTCCTAATTAACACGGCACATACCGTATTTAGATATTAAGCCAACTTAAATAAGATTGCAATAGATTATTTGAAATTTGTTGTAAAAATGTTAAGATAGCTTATGGAAAAAATTACAGCAAGAGCAATGATTAAGTTGTTGGGCGGGCCTACAAAGGTAGCAAACCTAGTAGGCGTAAGCGTTCCAGCGGTGTCTATGTGGCAAAACGGGATAATTCCTTACGATAAGTTGGTGATCCTTGCCGCAACCCTAGAAAAGGAAAGTGCTGGTCTTATCACTAGAAAAGAGCTTTTTCCGCTTTCTTACAAAATGATATGGCCTGAATTAAGATGATGTATACTATAGCTGTCAAGGGTGGAACTTTGGCAGAATAAGACCTCATTCACATGGGTTGGTTTCGACACTTGTTTTATTAAAGTCAAAATTCCACCCCCAGCCCAGCTGAATGAGGTTTTTCTTTGGGCGCGACCTAGCCCGTTCTCAAGCGTGTTGCAACGGTAAAGGCTGTAAATACCCCTAGAAACTACTAGCGCGAATGCGCCTTCCCTATCCGTTATTGCTTGGATAGTCAGAAGAACCGTACTGTACGGATAGACCGATGATGTGATAAAGACAGACCTAGGCACGACAAAGACATCGAAGCAATAATTTGAAAAAGAACTCAACAAGACTGACAAGCTATTCCTCATAGTAGGGATAGCTATGTCCTGAATCTAACAATCCTGACGAAAAAACAACAGTTAATAAAAATATTTACTCTTAAGTTTACTTAACATATACTTCAATTAGTTTAACTTTTGGAGTACAAAATGACTTGGAATTTACGATTAGTAAATATGAGTAATTCTTACGAAGATTACTTTGAAATTCGCGAAGTTTATTACGACACAATGGGTAAACCTATTGGCCACAGTAAAGCTGCTATTGGTGGG